CCATAACAACTGCTACAATTCTGTAAAATAAAGAACTGTTTGCAGATAGGAGTTCATCTTTGTTTTCATCAATTTTGAGTTCTTTACCATCAACGGTAACATTATCAAGTATGATTTTAATAAACCACATCAAAGTTTTTTCATCAAAAGTTTCTACAATTCCTGTAATAACTTCCACGATTACGTTTAAATCCAGTTCTTCCATATTCTCCAGATTTAAACCTGCAAGTTTCTCTGGAGCAATCTTAGTAAGAAGTTTTAACAACTTACGTTTAATTGGCATAAGTTTAAGGAAACCCCAAATTTGTACAACAACCTCATGTTGTTTTTCAACATCACCTTTTTTAACGGTAAGAACTTTTCTAAAATCAGCCATTTGAACCACCTTTTCTTTTAAGTAAAACAGCTATGCTAAATATATAATAAAACCTACCAACTATTTGTATTAATTGATAGGTTTTATTAAATTTAGATAAGTTGTTTATCTATTAAGGAAGAACGGTGTTCGTAATAGTACCAATATCTCTAACAAGAGCACCAGCACCTTGAACAACAGAAGCTAAGGTATCAGCTCCAAATACTCCACCAACTGCTGTGATTTCCCAACTCCTTGTACCAGACTCTTTTGCATAAGCCATTGGAGCTATTTTAGAAATATAACAATTTGATGCAGAAAAATTAGGAGGTGTTAAACCTTCTAAATCTTTCTGCATTGCAGTTCTTACATTGAAACTAAAAATATCCATACCTACCGCATTTAGTTTATCAAGACCTTTTGAACAAGCCCAAAGTCTTGTAAGTAAATCATTTGTTGGAGATGTTTGTTGTAAAGTTAAACTTATTTTGGAAACACTATTAACGATCATACTTCTGGTGACAAAACCATCAGCACCCTCTTCTGTAACCCAATCATCTTCTTCTGTTTCAATACTTAGGAACTCATCCGAAGCATAACCAGAAACATTATGACTGAAACCAGCACTAGCACCAAGTTTGAAATAAAGACTTTTAATCTCTAGTTGCATTCCCCTAGCTGAATATGTAAATAAAGCCATTATTAAACCCTCACATTTCCGTAAATTTTAGTAGAGTGAATCGCTCCTGCAAGAACAGCATCCCAAGACAAACCCTCGTATCTTCTCGCTAATCTATCAGCTTCTGGTTGTTCACTAACAGGTTCTCTAGTGATTGTAAAAGTTGTAAAAACACCTTGTTTAACAGCTTGTTCCAACTGAGTACGAACATCGCTCTCGTAAATAGCAGTACCTTTATCGGTATATGGTATTTTATCAGCTCTTACTGTAGATTTAAAAACAGCTTCCTGCATTCTAATAGTATTCCAATCAATACCAATCTCTACATCAATCCACTCACCTTTACCATTAGCCGAACCATCAGCACAGCGACCACCCATAGTAAGTTTTTCACCATAAACTTCAATATAGTAAGTACCGTTAAGATTCTCAATAGCAGTTTGTTGAGTAGCTGTTAGACTATCAACTCTCATACCTTTAAGATTTTTGTAAACAGTTGTGTAACTTCCAATAGTTTTACCAAGAATTGTTGAAGCAAAACTAACATCTGCAAAACCTTGTACTGGTGACCAAGATTCAAATCCTGTACCATCACTACGAAGTGCTGTATTAGCAAAACACATTACATTTTTAACAGCTTTGAGATTAATTGCAGTTAGTGTAGCAAGACCATCTGCGTCAGCTTCACCAGCAAATAGAAATCTATCATTACTATCACACCAAAAAGCTAAAGAGTCATAATCACCATCAATATCTGCTAATAAAACTCCGTAAAACTGATTATCTAAATCAACAAGTTTATACATTGTTGTTGAAATATCATCACCTGTTTCTTGTTTACCAACTTTAAATTCTGGTGGATGATTCTCTACTAAAAAGTGTGCAACAGAAGCTTGGTATTCTACATCTGTAGAAAGATAGCCATCTGCTAACAAATCTTTAGGTGATCGATAAACACAAACACCAGCTTTCTTAGCTGTTTTACTAACCAACAAGGGAGTTGAAAAGTTAGCAGAACTAAGAGCTTTGGTATCACGAGTTATGACAATCTCCACGATACGATTTAGTTCACTCATTTAAGGTCTCCTTTTATTATAAATTTATAGACCATTATTAATTACAACGTGTTCAATACTTCCAAGAACTACACCTGTTTGTGTAAAGAAAATTCCCATATTGAAATTAGTTACATATCTTGCTGAAACAACATACTTCTCCTTAGAATGCTTCCTTGTAGAAGTTCTAGGTGAACTGTTTTGTCTCTCTTCCATCATTCCCAGATTTAACATCAATTCTTGATATTCCTCAGTTTCCCAAATATCCCTAAGTTGTGTTAAATTTGTTAAGGCTTGTGGATCAAAGAGTTCTATTATTAAACGAACTTGTCTATCACCACCATAAACAAAAGTATCTGTAACAGAATCTAAACCAATTCTGTAATCAGTACCTGTTTTAATTATCTGTTCAATATCAAAAGTCATAAGACTTTCACCACCAATAATATTAACAGGTTGTGTTACATTTTGGTTAGCTTCAATGATCGGTAGAGTTGGATAAGTTGTCTTAACCAACTCTATGAACTTTTCTTTGAAAGCATCTGTTGTTGTGTAAAAATCTTGTGACATTATCTAGCCACCATGATTTTATAATGAGAACGTAACTTGTTCTGCCACACTTCACAGGTTATGACTTCAAAATCTTTTCCATAAATTGAAATTCTATCCGCTTCCGTTTTATCAACGGCATCAGCGGTCAAGAGTTCCGAGTTAGAGAAAAGTATGTAAACTTGTCTAAAGTCTCTCAACTTTGGAGTAGCTTCCATTTGTACTTTATCTGCTGGTTGCACACTAGCATTAATTTCAAAAGTGGTAGGATTACCTACAACAATATTACCTCTATTATCAATAGTAGCTTGTTCTAATCTTGTAACCGTTAAAGTTTTTCTTCTCATTAGTAAACTTCCAGTTCGTGAGTTACAGCTTCCATCATAGATTCACTTAATATAAGTGGGTTATCTTCACCTTTTTCTTTAATGGTTCCCTCTGAGTTACTAGGTGTGTGAAATATCTTAATACTATGTTTCATCATATCAGTATATTTCTCTCCTATCTCATTTAAACCACCTGTAGCAAATATTTTCTTATCAATAACTTTAGCAACAACTTTGTGCATCACCTCAGTTATCTCATTAGTAAACATTCTAGCAGTTTCATCTTGGAATGGTCTTTTAGGAATTGTGCCGTTTCCCTCATATAACTTATCATATTCATCACTACCGTTGTGTTGAAGTATTGCTAAGTCCACCATATCCATAGTACCATCTGCTGATCTTGTACCATCATCAAAATATCCTACTTCTACATCTATTGAACTTAAAGTTTTAAGATCCTCTATAATAGAATCAAATCCTAAATCTTTATCAATAGTTTTAGATTTCATAATGAAAATCTAGTAGTAAAAGTAGTTATAAATCTCTTAATGAAACTATAAAGCTCTAAACCCCAAACTGTTTGTGAAAGTTCACCTTTCCAATCAGAAGTATAGAACATTATATTGGAAGAGCTGTTACCGTATTTGATAGTCAACTCTCCCTCTTTTTCCATAGTTATTGAACCAACACCAGCACCATCATCACTATTACCAGCCCTATCAGAGATAGTTAACCAATGGAGAACTTGAAGAGCTTTTGCAAACTCTCTATTAGTTCCCTCTGGAATTTTATCTCCTAAAAGTTCTTCGGCTAATTCTATAAGAGGTTCAACTCTTGAATCACCAATATACTTAGGACATCTTAGTGCAATAATTTCTAGTGCTGTCATTTCAATTAACCTTGTATTTCAGCAATGGTTTCAAGAATTTCTTCTTTAGTCTTATTGGAAATTCCTGTAAGACCAATCTCTTTACCATAGGCTTTAAGTTGAGCAAGAGTCATATCACCAACCTCAATACCATCTTTAACGCTTTCAGCTTCACCTGTTTCATCTCTTACAATAAAACGTCCATCGGTTTTAAGAGTTTTGAACTCATTAGTTTTTTCAAGCTCTGCAAATTCTTCATCAGTAAGTTTGTTATCACCTGTTGCAATTCTACAACCTTTGATGTAAATAAGTGAAAGTATTTCACTTGTTAGAATCTTTCCCATTTTATTTTCCCTTTTCTTTTAAGTAAAAAACAGTAAGTGGCTCAGTTAAGAACCACCTACTATAGAATATCGTTTAGAAGTTATAATAAATTACAACAGCTAAAGGATTTTTGACTACAACACCAGCCGAAGTTGACTCAGCTTCTGTACGAACACTACGTCCAAGATTAACACTAGGTCTTAATCTCCAAGGCATAGGCATTTTGTATTGAAGAACTCTAGGAGATTTCTTATAACACATAATTACAGGAGTATCGCCAGGTACTAGAGTTGTTGGATTTTTACCAACATTTTCAAGAACATAGTGAGTTTCAAATTTCATACCTGCGTATGTTGCTTTGAGACGTTCCCAAACTGAAACCGAAGTTCCTGTAACCATAACACCTTGTAGGTAAGCTACCAATTCGTCCGAAACAGCCCAAGTATCTGGTCTGTGAATCTGCTTAGTATCTTTAATAATACGTTTGTAGATATTCGCAAATTCAGCGATAATTTCACTAGCTGATGAGTTAGCAAAAGTTTTAGGAGCAACCATTTTAGTTACGTTAGGATTGAAAACAATACCAAACATTCCACCAAAACGCTTATTCTTAGTTCCATCACCGAGCATACAAATCTCATCGTGATGTTGTTCAACAGTTTGTGCAGAAGCATAAACTTTATCAGAATCTAAAGGCATATTTGCAAACTTAGCATTACGAGCTTCACGACTTGTGGTTGTAATATGATTACCAAGCTCAAATACATTACGAGTAAATTTCTGAGCAGAAAGATCAACACTAGGTGAATCACTATCTCCTGCTGAAATAATTTGTGAAATACCTGTCTTATCGTACATAATGTAAGATAGTTGTTCAGCACCCTCATCATCACTTGAATCTACGGGAACAATAGAGCTATATCTAGCTTCTGGATATTCCGCATAAACTTTTTCAGACATACTTTCAAGTTGGTTTGCAACAAAATAAGTAGCATCTGCATCATTTCTAAAATCAGCCATTATTTATCTCCTAACCGAGTATATCAATTTTGACAATCGCAAGATCATCGTTCTTAACAGAAGATTGGAAAACACCAACTTCAATATTTCCTGTAGCAACATTTGTGAAGACTTTATCGGCTACAATAAAGTAAGCCTTATCTCCACCCACAACAGTTACACCAGTTTTAACTTTAACTGCAATGTTTCCCTTGGTAACAACAGCTAATGCAGAATCAGCTTCTTTGTAACCAATTTCGTTTTTATCACAAGCTACAATTCCTGCTGGAGCATCAGAAGCGTTATCACAAACTTCTCCAAGTTCTCCAGTTGCATCACGTTTTACAAGTATACCAAAGTCAGTATCAACTTTAGCAAGAAGTGTAATTCTCTCATTAACACCGTTAAGTGCAATTCCACCATTCACAAGTTGGTCAAATTTTGTTTTGTACTCTGTTTGCATAATAGTTTACTTACCTTTCCAAGCATTTTGTAAAGAATCAAGACGTTTTGCTTTTGCAGAATCAACAGATGATGATTTTCCATCAGCTCCATCTTTACGACCCTTAGCAACATCTTCATCAGCTTTTTGTTCAATAATTGCATCGAAACGAGCTTTAAGATACATAGCTTTATCAGCTTTATCTTCATAAGCATCAATTTTCTCTTTTGCTGTTGGAGCAACTTTGAGAATAACTGCTTCCATAATGCTTTCAGCACTATCAGAAACTTTTACACCATCTTCTCCAAGTACAGAATTTGCAGTATTAATTAATTCAAGTTTACTAGCAACTTGTGAATCAATATCAATTCCATCTAATTTCGATTGGAGAACCTTTTTGTCTTCTGTGAGAGCATCACATTTAGCATCAAGTTTCACCATATCTTCGGATTTAGCAGTTAAATCTTTTTCCAAACTATCTACTTTTGTAGTAAGTTTAGAAATATGACTTACGACTGCTTCGTTCTCAATAGTGTGATCTACACCATCAATTCTAACACTAGCCATAATAGCATCTCCCTTAAAAGGTTCATCTTCTATTTGTATAATTACTTTTTCATCATTATCTAACTTAAAAGTTAACTCATCACCACCCCTAGCTTTATCAACTAGAGCTAAATGATTATATTTTCTGTTGGTTTGAATTGCATCATAATGTTCACCATCTGGAGAAACTCCAGACTTAAGCTCAACATCACAACTATAAGATGGTGAGAGTTGTTTTCTTCCCTCGTTTATAGAATCAATTCCATCTTGACTACTGACTATAAACTTAGCGAAAAGTTTACCATCTTCGTATTCAATAGTTTCACCAACTGTACCAACAGCCAAATCCTTAAAACTATCTGTATTAACAAAGTTTTGAGGATGATTATTTGTAACAGGTTTCAATTTAAGTGAATTTATTGAATCTGAGTTTTTTAAAGTTTGAGGAGGAATATATTCACGTTGAATACTACCATCTGCAAGTAAATAGCGATAAACACCTGTACGAGCAACAGGAGCTGTTATTTGTAAGTAACCCTCATCGGTTTTTACAATACTGGAAATGTTCTCTTTACGGTCTATCCGAAAATTTAACATTAATGCTATACCTAACTACAAAATTATTAAAACTTTATAATTAAATATAACATTAATGTTCAAGAAAGTGTAATATTTATTTTAAAAAGAACAAAGAATATACTACGAGGAGGAAACCTAAAGCTATTAATATTTCGGAAATGGTGACAATTGTGTTATCCAAGCATCGGTTTTCTAATTCAGTTAAAGACATTATTTTCATATTACCAGTTTTAACATTTTCTAACTTAAATAACCATTCCCCACTAACTACTGTTGAATAGTTTTTATCAATTATTTTATAGAGCTCTACTTTACGTTCATAGAGAAGAGGTACTGTATTACCAATAGAGTAACTTTTATTAAGATGTTCTTTTCTCATCATTATTAACTTTCTTAAAATGTTTAAATAAATTACCTGCTGTTCTCACAATAATGTGACCTTTGGAGTTTTCAATCTCGTAAGCATTTTCAAACTTATCTGATTTTCCAATAACAACCCACAACGTACCAAGTGATATGTTTTCCCAAACTTGACCAATTGGTATTCTATCTCTTGAAACTAATGTTAGGTTCACAGGAGCAGAATTTTCTATTATTTTAGTAAGGTCGAACTCTTCTAAAGTTGTAGAATTTGTAACCATAGGATTTAATGCTGTAAAATAATCCCATTTTAAACGCTTATAGATTTCTTCAACACGAATTTCTTTGTGAGGTTCTAAAGCTTGTGCAAAAAGTTCCTTGAACCAATCATCCCCAAGATACCAGTCTATTATTGGATCTTCTTGTCTAAAAATTGGTCTGTTTGTAAAATCTTTAGCTACTTTGTTAGCTTCGGTTAATACTTTTCCTGCATCATGAGTTTCCATTTTTGTTAGTACAAACAGCAACCACTCACCAATAATGATTAATTTTCTCTCATTGTTTGACATCCTAAATGCTTGAACATAAGCAGAACTTCTTTTCTTAATCATAATAACCTACCTTGTTAAAATTAAAAAAACCAACCTGTAATTATTTTACAAGTTGGTTATAATATAAACAAAGGCTACATAAAGTGCAAGAAGTTTATGAAATCATTTTAATCTTAGCTAAAGCTCCAGATTCATAAAACTTTGCCTTAGCTTCTTGTGGTGTTATAATACCACTATCCACTAAATCCTTAAAAGATTTAGCAATATGATTAAAAGCTCTTGCTGTATCGTAGAAGTTTTCTGTTTTTAATACAGGAAATTCTACATCATAATCTTCACCTGTTAATATTTTGAGAAGTTGTAACAATGCTGGTTTATAGAAATAAGTTCTTTCTGCATCAATTTTTCCATAATACTGAGCTTCATCACTTGCACCTGTAGCATTTTGACCATCTGGTGAACTACCATAAAGAAATGTACTTGGAATATCAGCACTACCCGATACCAAAGTCATAGCGTTTTGTTGTAAGTTTGACATTCCCGAAAGATTTACTGTGTGTCTTTCGTAAACTTCGTTCATATCAATAACAAGAGTATTTTCATTAGATTTTGTACTATCTACAAGATCAAGACGTTTTTCAAGAAGTTTTTCTCCCTCACTATCAGCACAAAGTGCATCAAGATTCTCAATTTTAAGAACTCCGATAACCAATTCATCGAGAACTTGTTCACCCGAAGTTAGTTGAGAAAACATTGAAAGTAAAGAGTCATAAACAGGTTGTAATTCAGAACCTCCCCAAAAGTCTAACTTCTGAGCAGTTATTGTATCAACAGCTCTTCCATCCAAGCGAATACAACGTGATTCGTGAATTTTTAATCCCATACCACTTCCTGTATTAACTTGATATATCTCTGGTTCATCAAAATTAGCTTTTTTTGGATTGTCATATCTTTTTAAAATACTAACATTATTAGAACGTCCTGCTTCATAAACTTTAAGCTTCTCAACTTCTCTAATTTTGCCAACATTTAGTGGTTTGTCTGGACTTCTTCCATCATTGATAGTTAAAGTTATTAACGAACCTCCATAAAGTCTCGCCCAACGAATAGCTTTATTAAACGCTTGTGTAGCTTTAAGTCTATCAAAATCTTTAACAACATCTTCGTTTCCCTCAATGATATTAAAACCTTTTCTAGTAATATCATCAGCAACTCTTGTAATAATCTTAGAAGCAATACCTCCTGAATTATACAAATCTCTAAGAGTTTGACCATCCAATAGAGCACTTGTAGCAAATACATTAGCTCCAGATTTAGATTTAGTTGTACCTTTTCGTGAAAGTACATTTTCTAATTTATCGGCTTTAATTAAACCTTTAATAATTTTCTCGTTAGCCATCTTATGATAACCTCCTAATTAAATTTAATATTATTTTTGAACCCACCAAGCTGAATATGCTTTAGAGGTTAACTCATTTACCAAGTTAGCTAGTGCATCACAAATATCATCGTGTTTACCAAAAGGGTAACTTTCAAACTCTTCTCTAACTATTTCCATCATTTCT